CAGTGTTGAAGAATCGTATTTTTTCTTGCCAACAGTTATTGATCAAAATGATTATATATTACCAGACGAAGTTATGGAAGTTAGACAAATTTTCCGCAGATCAATAGGGTCAAGAACAGGCGGTGGCGATGGCGGAACATTGTTCGAACCATTCAATATGGCTTACACAAATACCTATTTGCTAAGTTCTTCTAATATGGGCGGTCTTGCTACGTATGCAATGTTTGCAGGATACCAAGAACTAGTAGGACGCATGTTCGGATCATTCATTGAATTTAAATGGAATAGATCTAACAAAAAACTTACAATTCTACAACGATCAAGAGCAGAAGAAGAGTTACTACTATATGTGTATAACTATAGACCCGACTTTGAACTGCTAGACGACTATCTAGCAAGCCAGTGGATTAAAGATTACACACTTGCAAAATGCAAATATATGCTAGGCGAAGCACGTAGTAAATTTGCTACCATTGCAGGACCACAAGGTGGTAGTAGTCTTAATGGTGATGCCCTTAAAGCAGAAGCCGCTGCCGAGTTAGAAAAGTTAGAAAACGATGTAGCAATGGCTGTACCAGGCGGCACAGGATACGGATTCACAATCGGCTAACATAAAGGTTGACACTTTATAAATTATTATGTATAATATATGTAAATTTGTAAGGATTCGTCATGATTATAGGTATTTGTGGATTAATTGGTAGTGGTAAAGGTACCGTTGCTGATATTCTTGTAGAAGAACACAATTTCCAAAAGATTAGTTTCGCAGATAAACTTAAAGATGCTGTATCACTTTTGTTTGATTGGGATAGAGACATGCTTGAAGGCGACACTGCTGAAAGCAGATATTGGCGAGAACAACCGGATAATTTCTGGTCAAAAGAAACTGGCCGCACAATTACACCTAGATTAGTACTACAAGAATTTGGCACAGATTGTATGAGAAATGGATTCTATGACGGAGTTTGGGTTAGTTTTTTTAAAAAAACAGTATTAGATAATCCTAAAACTAATTTTGTAGTACCAGACTGTCGTTTTGAAAACGAAGCAAGTATGATCAAAGAGCTTGGCGGAAATGTTTGGTGTGTAAAACGTGGACCTGATCCTTTATGGTTTAGACAATACATTGATTTAGATATACAACCAACAGACGTACATATGTCAGAATGGGCTTGGGCCAAAGTTCCATTTGATTTTAATATCTATAACGAAGGTACTCTTGACGATCTTAAAAGTCAGGTACAAGGTCGCCTTGCTTCCACCTTACGCCTTGCTTCTGTAGTACCCTCTGACAGTTAGCACATATTGTTTTTAAGTTACTGTGCAACGTGTTAGATAAATCACCATCTATATGGTATACATTAAATTGTTCTTTATGTAGTGATTTGAATCCGCATTTTTCGCATTGCTCTTTTTGACGATATCCGTTCTGATACCATTTAGGAATACCCCATTTTTTCTGTCCGTGATGTAAACAAGTATCACACGATTTCCTATAATAAGTTTTACCGTCTTTTTTATAGTTTACGGCCGCCGGCCTGTATCCACATTTACACAAAGGTCTCATAATACTATTTACCATACCTTTACACCACCTTTTATTCGGTGTTTCTCCATACTTTTTTAATCAAATCATATAAATACTTTTAACAGTTGTTTTATTTTAACAGGAGAACTACAAAATGGCATTAATATCACCAGGTGTACAAGTCAGTGTAATCGATGAAAGTTTTTACACACCAGCAGAACCAGGTACTACTCCAATGTTGTTTGTTGCGTCTAAACAGGACAAAGCAAACGCGGCAGGAACAGGTACAGCAAGAGGTACAACAAAAGCGAACGCAGGCGTTCCATTCTTAATTACCTCACAAAGAGATTTAGCAGATACGTTTGGAGATCCAATCTTTCAAACTGATGCAAACAATAACCCAGTAAACGGTGGGGAACTTAACGAGTATGGTCTACAAGCGGCTTACTCATATTTAGGAGTTTCAAACAGAGCGTTTGTTGTAAGAGCAGATGTTGACTTAGGTGAACTAGAGCCAAGCGCAAGTGCGCCAGCGGCAGCTCCGGCAAACGGAACATATTGGTTTGATACTTCCCTAACAAAGTACGGAATTTTTGAATGGAATTCAAATGCTGTGACTGTTACTGGTGGACAGTCATTTACAAATAAGATTCCATTGGTAATTACTTCTAACACTAATCTAGTTGGCGGATCAAATACAGGACTTCCAAAAGCTAGTGTAGGACAAGTAGGCGACTATGCAGTAGTAACAACAACTACTACTAACAAAGTATACTACAAGAATTCCTCAGGAACATGGGTTAAAGTAGGAACAGCTGATTGGGTTGCAAGTCATCCAACTATTAAGGGAACAGCAACTAACCCAACACTAGTAAATGGTGAAACTATCATTATTAATGGTACAACTACTGCCGTTACTGGCGTAAATGTTACACAAATGGCAGCTGATATTAACGGCGCAGGCATTACTGGCGTAACAGCTGGAGTTGTCGATAGTAAGCTATACATTTACAGTGATGGTAGTTCTATTACTGACGGTGGAAGTGATGTTGACGGAGCAATTGAAATTGCCGCAGGTTCATCAGGTACACTACTAGCAGACTTAGGTTTGACAGCTGGAACATATTACGCACCGCAACTAATTATTGCACCGCACACTAACGTTCCAGGATTTAAATCATCTGATACACAGCCTAGACCAACAGGTTCAGTTTGGTTTAAAATGACTGAAGCTAATTTAGGTGCTCAGATGAAAGTTAAAGTTTATAACTCAACAACTAAACTTTGGGCAGACAAAGCGGCTCCTGTGTATAAAACACACCAGGAAGCACTTTACAATTTAGATAAAACAGGCGGCGGAATTAACCTAGCACTAGGTACAGTTTATGTCCAGTCTCATACTACAGAAGCAGAAAATGAAGAATTAGACTTTACAATTTTTGCTAGATCAACTTCAGGAGCAACAAAGATTGTTTCAAGTCCTGTTACTGCAAGTAGTCTTACAGCAGGAACATACGGCTTTACAATGGCAGAAAGCGATCCAAACAAAGCAGCCATCCAAGGCGGCAAGGCAATTAGCATTACTGTTGCAGGAGCAATTACTGATGCAGATGAAATTGCTGGCGCAATTAATTCAGCAGGATTTGAAAACATTGTAGCAAGCGTAGATGCTTCTAACAGAGTTGTAATTGAACACAACGATGGAGGCGAAATCCGTATTGCAGATACAAATAGCGCACTAGGCGACATTGGCTTTGCGGCTTACAACTATTCAACTAAAGCAGGAACAGCAAACTTGTATGCGGCTCCAGCAGGCGATAGTGTTTATGATTTCCATGCTTCAAATTGGAGAATCCTAACACAAACTGCCGGACCAGATGCACCAACAGCACTAACAACTGATGGAGCATTGTGGTACAATTCAATTGTTGATGAAGTTGACATTATGGTACATAACGGTACCATTTGGAAGGGATATGCAAATGTTTATCCAGATGCTGATCCAACAGGACCAATTGTTTCTGCAACTGAACCTACTCAACAGACAGATGGATCATCTCCATTAGTAACTGGCGATTTATGGATTAGTACAGCAGATTTAGAGAACTATCCACAAGTACACAAGTACAATGCAGATTTACAAAAATGGATTGCATTAGACGAAGGTGATCAAACTACAGAAGATGGTATTTTGTTTGCTGATGCACGTTTTGGTACAAGCGGCGGCACAGCTACAGAAGCACCAAGTGGAACTATTCCTGAACTATTAGTAAGTGATTATCTAGACACAGATGCACCAGATCCTGCATTATATCCAAAAGGTATGTTGCTATGGAATCTACGCAGAAGTGGATTTAATGTTAAGAAATTTGTACGTAATTATGTAGATACTACAGCTAAAAACGTTCGTCAAGGTGATGTAAGTATGGCATTGTACTATCCACATCGTTGGGTAACAGAGTCAGCTAACCAACCAAATGGTGCAGGTAGCTTTGGACGTAAAGCACAGCGTAAAGTTGTTATCCAAGCACTACAAGCAATGGTTAACAGCAACCAAGATATCCGCGATGACGAATCAAGACTATTCAACGTTATGGCAACTCCAGGTTATCCAGAACTAATTGGTGAAATGGTAAGCCTAAATTACGATAGAGGTTTAACAGCATTTATCGTTGGCGATAGTCCAATGAGACTAGCATCCGATGCTACAACACTAAATGACTGGGGTAACAACGTTGCACTAGCAGTTGAAGATAACGATGATGGTGCAGTAAGCAGAGACGAATATTTAGGTATGTTCTATCCTAGCTTGTTTACTAGTGATAATGCTGGTAACAACATTATTGTTCCACCAAGTCACGGTATTATTAGAACACTTGCACTAAGTGATCAAGTTAGCTATCCATGGTTTGCACCAGCAGGTACAAGACGTGGTGGTATTACTAACGCAACAGCCGCAGGATACATTGATGCAGAAGGCGAATTTAAGTCAATTGCACTAAACGAAGGTCAGCGCGATACACTATATTCACTTAATATTAACCCAATTACATTCCTAACAGGAGCAGGACTTGTTAACTACGGTCAAAAGACTCGTGCAAGAAATGCAAGTGCGTTGGATAGAATTAACGTAGCACGTTTAGTAATTTACTTACGTTCACAACTTAAGAAACTTGCTAAGCCATACATTTTTGAGCCTAACGATAAAATCACACGCGATGAAATCAAGGCGCAAGTAGATAGCTTGATGCTAGAGTTAGTATCACAAAGAGCATTGTATGACTTCCTAGTTGTATGTGATGAATCTAACAATACTCCAAGTAGAATTGATAGAAATGAATTGTACGTAGACATTGCTATTGAACCAGTTAAAGCAGTTGAATTTATTTACATTCCGTTAAGACTGAAAAACACTGGTGAAATTTCAGGGCTATAATCGGATAAATAAAAGTAACAGGAGCATATAATGGCAATATCAACACTTTCAAAATTAACAGTACCATTAGATAGTAACGCAAGTGCATCTAATCAGGGACTATTGATGCCCAAATTACAATATCGTTTTAGAGTATCACTAGAAAACTTTGGGGTATCGAGTCCGTCAACCGAACTAACAAAACAAGTTATGGACGTAACAAGACCTAATGTTAGTTTTGAACAAATGACAGTTGACATTTACAACTCAAAAGTATTTTTAGCAGGTAAGCATACTTGGGAACCAATTACACTAAACTTGCGTGAAGATGTATCCAACAATGTACAAAAACTTGTTGGTGAACAACTTCAGAAACAATTTGACTTCTTTGAGCAGTCAAGTGCGGCAAGTGGTGCAGACTACAAGTTTGTTACTAGAATTGAAATTTTAGATGGCGGTAACGGAGCGAACGCGGCAAGCGTACTAGAAACATTTGAATTATACGGATGTTATTTAGAAAGCGCAAACTACAATAGCTTAAATTATGCAACTTCAGAAGTTGTTACTGTTGCCCTTTCTATACGTTACGATAATGCAATCCAATCACCACAAGGTACTGGTATTGGTACAGCAATTGGACGTACAATTAACACTGCTATTACAGGCGGCGGCGCTAGTTAATTTTAAAAAAATAATAAAATTAGGGACTTTATTGTCCCTTTTTTTATGACCGAATTATCTACACACTTAATTAAAAAGGCTAAATATTTGCATGAGTTTCTTAAACGGTTTTTTAGATAATGTAGCATCGGGTGCTTTAAATCCTAAAGGTAATCTTGCGGATTTTGCCCACGCGGCTAGAACGTTTGTTGATGACAATCACAGACTTGCTCCTAAAGTTAAATTTCTTTATCACGTGTCTTTTAGTATTAATCCTCAAGCGGCAGCAATTATACCTCAGTTTGATCAACGACACAAAGACGAAATTTCTTTGTTAGTAAAAACAGCACAATTACCTGGATTTAATATCCAAACAGATGTAAAACATCAGTACAATAGAAAAAAAGTAATACAAAAAAGAATTGATTATACTCCTGTAGGAATTACTTTCCATGACGACAATCTTGGTATTTCTACAGCATTATGGGAAGCATATTATAGGTATTATTATAGAGATGGCAATTATGCAAAAGTTGGACCTGCCGGAGGAGTTGAGCCATTAAACAGACATTATGATAATAGTTCATTATTTAACGAAAAGCAATATAGGTATGGATTTGATAACGATAGTTTAACTCCGTTCTTTAATCACATTACAATCTATCAAATGTCAAGGAAGCGTTATACTGCATTTACATTAGTAAATCCCTTAATAGCATCTTGGACACATGATACAATGGATTACAGTGATCAAGGTACTGGTGTAGAAAGTTCTATGCAGATTGAATATGAAACAGTTCACTACAGTAGAGGTCCTGTTAAAAATGGCCAACCAGCAGGATTTGCTATAAACCATTACGATAAAATGCCAAGTCCTAATAGTTTATCAGGCGGCGGCGCCGCTAGTTTATTGGGAGTAGGAGGCGTACTTGCTGGAGGAATGGGAGTACTTGACGATATTACCGGAGGTAACGTTAGTTTCGGAACTGTACTTAAAGCCGCGAATGCGATTGGAAACGGAAAATCATTAAATGCAAAAGGTATTGGACAAGAACTACTAGGTAGTGCAGTCGGCGCACTTGGACGTAGTCAAGGAATTGACGTAAGTGGAGTAGCAGGTGTTTCATTCCCAAGTGGAGGAATAGGACAACTAGGAACATTAGCAACAGCCGCCGCAGTAAGTTTAGGAGCAAAAGCAACAAGCAGTAGTAATCCATCAGGCGGAATACTTTCAGCGTTTGCAAATAAGACTCGATTACCTAACGCAAAGGCTGGACCAGGAGATGAATACGATGAGTGATACCGGATCAATTAGAGGAAATTTACCTCCTAAGAAGGTAACTGACAGTGCAGATAACACTAAAAAATATTTTAATACATACTATGCTAAACAGCTATCATATCCTGCAAACGAAGTAGATGCAGTAATTGGATTTTTAGAACAAAAAGGGTTTGACCCCGCGGCGGCAGCGTCAACTGGCGCAATACTACTTCAACAAGCAAAACTTGATAACATTAAAGTGTTTGAATTATTAGATACATTATCTGGTTTTGATAAGCTACAGCTAAGTGCTACTGTTGCTCAAGTATTAAATTTTAATAGAGAAAAAACAAGTTCTATTGGATTTAAAACTGATAATCAATATAATTATCTAGAAGCTAGAAACATTTTAGGTTAGTGTTATGGCTAAGTTTGCTCAAGGCAAATATACTCTTAAAAATCCTGAAAAATATGTAGGAGGCAAAACACCAACATATAGAAGTGGATGGGAATTTGCTTTTATGAAATTCTGCGACGAAAATCCTAGCATACAAACTTGGGCAAGTGAAGCGATAAAAATACCTTATCGCAATCCATTTACAGGTAAAGCTACTATATACGTTCCAGACTTTTTTATACAATACAAAACTAAAAAAGGTAAAAATATGGTTGAACTAATCGAAGTTAAACCTGATAATCAAACTATGATGGAAAAGGCAGGAAACAGTAAACATAATCAAGCACATGCAATATTAAATATGGCAAAATGGGAAGCCGCAAGAGCATATTGTAAATCAAAAGGAATAACATTTAGAGTTATCACAGAAAAAGATATGTTCCATCAAGGAAAACGATAAATAATAGTAGCAGTTAATGTGAGTATATAATGACCAAAAAATTAGAAGAACTTCTTGACTTGCCTGATAGTAAAGAACTAATCAAGCAAGAACAAAAGAAAGAAAAAAAAGAAGTAGTTGAGCAACAAAATAACACGATGCGTGATATCGCAGAGTTTGATAAAATTGCTAGTGCATTGCCCGCAGTAAAAGGGCTAGGTGAAATGGCTGATAAAGAGCTTAACGAAATCGCTGACAAAGCAATGGAAGCATATGATGATCTAATGGACTTAGGTATGAATGTTGAAAGTCGATATGCTAGTAGAGTATTTGAAGTAGCAGGCGGCATGCTTAAAACATCGCTTGATGCTAAAGTTGCTAAGTTAGATAAAAAACTAAAAATGATTGACCTGCAACTTAAAAAAGAAAAAATGGACAAAGAAGGCGGAACTGGTGATGACGGCGTTATTTCTGGTGAAGGCTATATTATAACAGATCGTAATAGTTTACTTGAAAAACTTAAGAATATGGATAAATAATTTATAAGGACGGAAACATGTTTGAAAAATATCTAGCAGAAGCAAAAAAGATTTACGAGTTTAAAGTTGGAGTTGCAGGAGAATTACCTGACGGGTTTGCCGATTCAATTGAGACCGCGTTAAAGCGTTACAGTGTAGCGTCAATGAGCGCCGGAAAGAAAACACCAATTCAAGAACGTCCGCTAGATTTCCCACAGTTATCTAATTGTGAAGTTACATATTACGAAGTTGCATTAAACTATCCTACTACACCACAGGTATTAGAGGAATACATTCCAATGTGTTGCGGTATTGACAGAGCTAATGTAATTGTACGTAATGTAAACGACCCAATTGACAGCTATCAAGAAACAGGCGATGGTAGTCCATATGTATCTAAACTAGAAACATTAGAAATGGAACAAGCCGATCCAAAGGCACAAAATACTGTTGGTACAAACAGAGTAATGGATTTACTCAAAGAACTAGAAACTGCAAGAAAGGAACAAGAATATGATCCTATTGCAGAAGTAAAATCAGGAAATCAAAAAGATATTAGTGATAAAGAAAATTCAGTGTCACCGATAGGGAGCAAATAATATGGATATGAAAAAAATCTTACAAAATATGGACGCGGCAGCCGTCGGCAACAAACCTTTCAAAGGTGACGAAAATTATAACGATATGAAAAAGATCTTAGAAGGGTTGAACAAAGTAAATCAACAACCAACTAAGCAAGTTATTAATGAATCAGCATCAATGAATATTAGCATGACAGCAGATGACGCAAGTCAAGTTGGTGAACTAATGGCATTAATGCGTAATGCAGGTATGAATCCGCAACCAGTAGGAAATGCATTTATAGATAATCCAAACATCCCAGGACGTGACGATGTACCAGGAGACCAAGATCTAAAAGCAGGAGCACTTGGCTCTGCTGTAGGAGCAGGCTTAGGTGCAATGGCAGGCGGACCAATTGGCGCGGCAGTAGGCGGCGGCATTGGTTCAGCACTAACAAGCGATGATCATGACGATCCAAATATTCCAGGAAAAGATGATGTACCGGGTGACCAAGATCTACAAGCAGGAATGGGTGGATCATTAGCAGGCGGATTATTAGGCGGAGCGGCTGGACAAGTAGCAGGCGCACCAGCAAGTGCCGCATTAGGTGCCGCAGGAACAGCATTAGGAACAGCAGTTGGCGGACCAGTTGGCGGAGCAATTGGTGGCGCGGCAGGCAGAGCAATTCCAGCACTAGCAGGCTCAGTGGTTGGTTCAAAAATTGGTGACAAACTAACAGGCGAAGATTACGAAAACGAGCCAGACGAAGATTATAGACCAGCTTCAGATATGGTTAGAGGCGGTAACGATATTAATAAGTCTAAAAAATCATATCCACCAGTAGCAGGCGGAGATAATCCAATGGCAATAAAAGATAAAATTAAAGAAGAGTTATCAGCACTTTACAAACAATTTCAAAATAAGTAATAATAAACTCTACTACTACTAACTCAATACCCGCTTCGGCGGGTATTTTTTTGGTTAAATAGTATTATGGCATCATCATTAGACGGCGTCTTAATTAAGAAGGCGAATAAAAAAGAAACATTCACTGACACACAGATTGAAGATCTTGCAAAGTGTATGGATCCAACAAACGGTTATATGCACTTTGCTAAAAAGTTTGCATTCATTCAGCACCCCGTAAAAGGAAAACTGTTGTTTGCACCGTTTGACTATCAAGAACGTCTACTAAAAAGTTATCATGATTTTCGATTTAATATTAACATGTTGCCTAGACAAACGGGCAAAACAACGTGTGCCGCAGTATATCTAGCATGGTATGCAATGTTCCACCCAGATCAAACAATACTAATTGCCGCACACAAGTATACAGGTGCACAAGAAATTATGCAACGTATTCGATATGTTTATGAATGCTGTCCGGATTATATTAGAGCAGGTGTTACAAGTTATAACAAAGGTAGCATTGAGTTTGAAAATGGAAGTAGAATTGTTAGTGCAACAACAACTGAAAATACTGGCCGTGGTATGAGTATCTCGTTGCTATATTGTGATGAGTTTGCATTTGTTGGTCCTAATATTGCTACTGAGTTTTGGACTGCTATTTCACCTACACTAGCAACAGGTGGTCGCGCTATTATTACAAGTACACCAAACAGTGATGAAGATACATTTGCAATGATTTGGAAAGAGTCACAAAATAAATTTGATGAATACGGCAATGAACAAGAATTAGGTGTAAACGGCTTCCATGGATTTACATGTAATTGGGACGAACATCCTGATCGTGATGACGAATGGAAAAAACAAGAAATTGGACGTATTGGTGAAGAACGTTTCCGTCGTGAGTATGGATGTGAGTTCTTAGTATATGATGAAACATTAATTAATGCTATCAAATTAGCTGGAATGGAAGGGACTCCTCCATTAATGAATATGGGTCAAACTAGATGGTATTCAAAACCAACAGCAGATCAAAATTATGCCGTTGCACTTGATCCAGCAATGGGTACCGGCGGAGATTATGCCGCAATACAAGTTTTTGAATTACCTAGTTACAGACAAATTGCAGAGTGGAGGCATAATGAAACTGCTATTCCTGCACAAATTAGAATTTTAAAAGATATCTGTCAGCATATTAAAGATAGTTGTAACACATCTGGTACTAATATATATTGGAGCGTTGAAAACAATAGTATTGGCGAAGCCGCACTTATTGTTATTAATGACTTTGGTGAAGAAAATATACCTGGATTATTTGTAAGTGAACCTATTCGCAAAGGACATGTTCGCAAGTTCCGTAAAGGATTTAATACTACACACGGCACTAAAATTACAGCATGTAGCAGACTAAAAACTATGATTGAAAACGATAAAATGAAGATTAATAGTTCTGCACTAATTACAGAACTTAAAGGATTTGTTGCTACAGGTACTAGTTTTAAAGCAAAAACAGGCGCCACAGATGACTTAATAAGTGCTACATTATTAGCTATTAGAATGATGGCAGTATTAAAAGATTGGGATCCGAGAATATATAACACATTTAACCAATCTGATACAGATTATGAAGATTACGAGCCGCCGATGCCGATCTTCGTTACAGGCGGTTTAGGATAAATATTAATATGAAAAACCTTGATACAGTTGCAGAAGAATTATTTAATAAGATTAGGGGTAGATTTCCTAGTGTAACAGTGGGCGATGAAAGTGCCACTATTACTAATCAGCCTAATACAGGTAGATTTTTTGAATTTACTTTTGCAAGCGGTAAAAAAGTAAATATATCATTGAATGAAAAAGATTTAACTATTATGTATAGTAAAAATCTTTTTGGCGAAGATGAGAATGTTTTAAAAGATAAATGGTTTGATTTTTTAAAAGAGTTAAGACAATTTGCAAAGAAGAGAATGCTTAATTTTGATACAAGAGATATTAATAAATCAAACTTAGATAAACGAGATTATGAATACCTTAGCACGGAGAAACAAATGAGCGAATCAAAGATGTATGGTACTAGTAGAACTAGTTACCAAGACGTAGGAACAGCAAGAATGGTAGTAAAACATGCTGGCCCAGTTAACCACGAAAATGCCGCAGGACGTACACAAAACGTACATAGCATTTATATCGAAAGTGACGGCGGAGAGAGATTTAAATATCCTTATCGTCATCTAAACGGTGCAAGAGCAATGACAAGACACGTTGCGGAAGGCGGAACACCTTACGATGACTTTGGTAAACATATTACAGGACTTTCTGAAGAACTAGTAAACCTACGTAAATTTAAAACATACATGAATCGCTCAAGTGTAATGGCAGAAGGCTTACTAGGGTATATGGATATAGTTAATGAAAGACTTAATACAGTTAAAAAGACTGTTGAAATGCTTCAAAGAGAAAACTTCTATAAAGAAAGTGTTAGTACTTTTAAAACAGCCGTGCTAGAAGATGTTCCAGAAGATGTTTCAAATACTTGGATTGATGAATTAACTATTAAACAGTTTAACGAAGAATTAAAAGGTGTATTTCCTTATATCTATAAACTAGTAAGTGAAGCAAACAAAGTTGAAGAAATTGGTCCAGATGAACTATTAGGCGAAAGAGACGACCTTGCTAATCAAGTTGCAAGAGAATTGTTTGACCAAGGTGTGCGTTATAATAGCGTCGAAGACGAAGACAAAATTCATGATATGATGATTGACATGGGCTATGGTAAGTACATGAACGACAGAAATTTTGAAGGTGAAGTTTTTGACGATCTAGCAGGCATGGGCGGCGAGGATGATGACGACGGACAACCTAGTTCATATGACGAGTATCAAGATCTACATGGTGGTGATGATTGGGATCACGGACAATACGATATGGAAAGTGCATACGAGGCACATTTAGAGTCAATTATTAGTAATGCGAAACACGAGAAGGATCCTACTATGGAAAAAACAAAACAATTTGAAATGTTTAAAGAACAAATGGCAATTTCGTCAATTGTTGGTTTAAAAGAATTTAATTTTAATAATAAAACAATTACAGTTAACATGGATAGTAAATTGGCAGAACAAGTACTTGCTGAAAATCCACTAAGATGGATTGCACAAGGCGCGGCAAAACTTTTACCATCCGTTGGTGCAGGCGCAAGACAAGGACTAGATGACATTGCTCGCGCGGCAACGTCCGGAGCAAGCAAAGCGGCCCAAGGTGCAAGAACAGCGGCTCAGGCAGCGGCACCAGCAGTGGGCCAAGCGGCAAGAACTACTGGACAAGCAATCGGTAAAGGCGCGGCAGCAACAGCTGGAGCAGTTGGTAGAAACGTAGTACAGCCTGCGGCTAAGGCAGCTGGCACTGTTGGAGCAATTGGCGGCGGAGCATACTTAGCAGGCGATCAATTAATGGGCGCGGCAGGTGATGCTATTGCGGCAGCTGGTGATAAAATTGTAACATCAGCAGGTGACTTAACAGCGGCTCTAGGAGATCAACTAGCAGGAATGGTTCCAAATATTGGCGAAATTGGTGCAATGGCAGCAAAATATGCCCTCCCAGTAGGACTAGTAATTGCGGCAATTTTTGGCGGTTCTAAATTATTAGGGTACTTGTTTGGCGGCAAAGACGAAAAAGAAGGTATCGAAGACAAGATGAACAAGAGAAGCGAAACGAACAACGATGTTCCGCTTGAAGAGTTTGTTAAAAGTATGTATGATTATACTCGCAATAGTTTTCCAAAAGGTGAAACAGCAGTATTAACACAAGTTCAAAAACAGTATGGTGATCATGCTGTAGATGAAGCTCAATCAGTAATGTCACAATTAGTGAGCGGGCAAGACGAAGAAATGGCTCGTATTCAGCATCTAGCAGGCGTACGATAAATTTTTTCAAAAAAGTCAAAATAATACTTGACTTTATATAAGTAAGACTGTATAGTAGTAACTGTGCTATACAAAAAAAGGCACAAAGAGTAGCAATAATGTTACTCTTGCACATAGGCATTAACATTTAGGAGGCATTAACTATGGCATCATTAGCAGAAATCCGAGCAAAGCTCAAAGAACAAGAAGCCGGCACAGGCAACAACCGCTCATCAGGTGGCGACAACGCAATTTACCCATTTTGGAATATCAAAGAAGGCGAGAGCGCAACGTTCCGTTTCCTTCCAGATGGCGACGATACAAACACTTTCTTCTGGAAAGAACGTTTGATGATCAAACTTCCTTTTGCAGGTGTAAAAGGTCAGACTGATTCGCGTCCTGTGCAAGTACAAATTCCATGTATGGAAATGTATGGCGAAACTTGTGAAATTCTAAACGAAGTTCGAGGTTGGTTTAAGGATCCTAGTCTAGAAGACATGGGTCGTAAATATTGGAAAAAACGTTCATACGTATTCCAAGGTTTTGTAACTGACAATCCTTTGTCAGAGGATACAACTCCAGAAAATCCAATCCGTAGATTTATCATTGGACCACAAATTTTCCAAACTATTAAAGCGGCACTTATGGATCCAGACATGGAAGAATTACCAACAGATTACACTGCTGGTGTAGACTTCCGTCTTAATAAGACATCTAAAGGCGGCTATGCTGACTATGGCACATCAAATTGGGCTCGTAGAGAGCGTCCATTAGGTGATGCTGAAATGAATGCAATCAATACACATGGATTGTTTAATTTGTCAGACTTCCTTCCAAAGAAACCAGGTGAAGTTGAAATTAAAGTGATGAAAGAAATGTTTGAAGCGTCAGTAGACGGTGAAGCATTTGACATGGATCGTTGGGGTCAATACTTCCGTCCAGCAGGTATGGCACAGCGTACAGGTGATCCAAACACTCCTGCGGCAAGTACTCCGGCTCCAGTAGCATCTCAGGCAGCACCTACTCCAACAGCAGAAGCAACTCCAGCACCAGTAGCTGAAGTAGCGCCTGCAACAGAGGAAGCACCTAAGACTGAAAACAAGGCAGAAGATATTCTGTCAATGATTAGAGCACGTCAATCGCAATAAGATAACAACACCCCTAGGCTTGCTATATAGGCAGCCTGGGGGCACTTTCTAACTTTAATATAGGAGAAACAATGGCTAAATCATTTGATGTTAGTAAGTTCCGCAAGGACTTGACTAAAAGTATCTCAGGCATGAGTGCTGGATTTAACGATCCTACTGATTGGATTTCAACAGGATCATATGCATTAAACTATCTTATCTCAGGAGACTTTCATAAAGGTGTTCCGCTTGGTAAGGTAACTGTGTTTGCAGGTGAATCAGGAGCAGGTAAATCTTACTTTTGCTCAGGTAACATTGTAAAACACGCACAAGATCAAGGCATCTTTGTAGTACTAATTGACTCAGAGAACGCACTTGATGAAGCATGGCTACAGGCTCTCGAAGTTGACACAAGTGAAGAAAAACTTCTTAAACTTAATATGTCAATGATTGACGATGTAGCAAAAACCATTTCAACATTTATTACAGACTACAAAGCAATGGCGGAAGAAGACCGTCCTAAAGTATTGTTTGTAATTGACTCACTAGGTATGTTGCTAACGCCTACAGATGTTGATCAGTTTAACAAAGGTGATATGAAAGGTGATATGGGTCGTAAGCCTAAAGCACTAACATCACTTGTACGTAATACTGTTAACATGATTGGCTCGTTGAACGTTGGACTAGTGTGTACTAATCACACATATGCATCGCAAGATATGTTTGACCCAGATGACAAGATTTCAGGTGGTTCAGGCTTTATCTATGCAAGTTCGATTGTAGTTGCAATGAAGAAGTTGAAACTTAAAGAAGACGAAGACGGCAACAAGATCTCAGATGTTATGGGTATCCGTGCTGGTTGTAAAGTAATGAAGACACGCTATGCAAAACCGTTCGAAGGTGTGCAGGTTAAGATTCCTTATGAAACTGGTATGAATCCTTATAGCGGTCTTATTGAATTATTTGAGAAAAAAGGCTTGTTAGAAAAGCAAGGCAATCGACTCAAGTATGTTGACTTAGCCGGCAATGAACATCTTGATTATCGTAAGGCATGGATGTCTCCTGAGAAGATGGATTTAATTATGTCGGAATATAACGAGAAAATGACTCCTGTGGTAAATACCCAAGATGACATCGTTGATGACGATGTTGAAATTGAAATTACAGAACAGGAGTAATATATGGACAGTGGTTTAATCGTTGACATTTGGAATACGTTTAAAGAAGCAGTTGATAAAAAACAGATCGAAACTGTAGCCGAAAGATTTGTAGATGTATGTGCAGATTACGGTGCAGACGATACACATTTTAGAGACTCAATGGGAGCATGTGATATCTTAGATAGTGCAATCTCTTACTACTTAGATGAAGAACCAGATGATTATGATGTCGAAGATGACGGCTGGGATGAATGATTATGGGATGGTACAGCGAAGTTAGCCGTAACATTAATAAGATTCCAGATGCGATTGCATACTTTGAAACTGAATTAGTGAAAGCTAGGCATGAGTGTAAGTTATCAGGCAATGTAGAACGAGCCGCGGCGGAAATGCCTGGCATTGTTGAGCATCGGTTTAATCAACTTCAAGAAATTGAAGCAATCCTTAATTACCTAAATATTGAGCTACGCAGATTGCGTAGCTCATATTTTAAAAAATATCTTGAAAATTATCAGCGAGCTCTATCTAGTCGTGACGTTGAAAAATACGTTGACGGTGAAACAGACGTAGTTGACTATGAAAAGATTATTAACGAGTTTGCACTTATGCGGAACAAATGGTTAGGTGTGTTAAAAGCACTTGATCAAAAACAATGGCAAATTACCAATGTCGTTAAACTAAGAGTTGCGGGCATGGAAGATGCATCAATATAAGTTTCAGGTACCTAAAAATTCAAAAGAAGTAAGAGGACAACTTTTTACGTATTTGTACAGAATGTGCGATACAATAACAATAGAATCTCCTCAAGAAATACAAGAAGATCGATTTCTTGCATTTAGTCATCCTTTTGATGATTGGGTATTTGATGCTATTCGAGCTAATCCTAAATTAAATTTCTTTCATATTGATAATGGTTATATTGGCAATCATAGACACAAGACTCCGTTCTATTATCGAATCAGTTACAACTCATTACAAAATACAAAGCCTTGTCCTGTACCGCATAGTCGGCGCGAATTTTTAGAATTTGACGATAACTTATGGCAAGACTGGAATCCAATTGGAGAATATAATCTTTTAGTAATGCCCAACAATAGTAATATTTTTAAATACTTGGGACAGGATTATGATACCTGGAGACGAGATACTATACAGTATTATGAGAGTCAACCAACTAAATTAGTTATTAGAGAAAAAGAAGGTAAGCGTAGACAAAGATTTAAAGAAGTTTTGCCGTTGATGTCTAATGCAAAACAAGTAATCACATACCATAGTATGGCGGCAGTTGAAGCACTATGTTTAGGAAAGCCAATAAAAATACTAGGTCAAAGTGCTGTAGAACACTGGCAAGGACAAACTAATTTTGATCGTTCAGAAATGCTTGAACATATTGCATGGAGTCAATTTTCAAGAAATGAATTTGCAAGCGGAACTGCATGGAAATGCACATTTAAATATCAGGTAAAATAATATGTATGTAGAAATTGATGGATGGAGAAGTATTGAAGGTGACATTTGTTTAAAGTCTGCTAAAAAGCAAGGCGCAGGTAACATTAATAACTATCAAAACTTAGAACTTGCAACAGCAATGAGCTCGTGTGCAAAATGGCGAGTTGCCGTTGATGTAGGAGCTCATGTAGGTATTACAGCATATCAAATGGCAAAAAGTTTTGAACACGTTCATGCATTTGAAATTAATCCTCAGATTTACAACTGTATGAAACATAATCTTGCTGTTAGAAAAGTTGATAATGTTACAACATATCCTGTTGGTTTAGGAGCAATAGAAGAAACTGTTGAAATTAACACGACAAATAAAAGTTTCAGTACACACGTTCGTCCAAACAGTACAGGTTCAATTCCTGTAAAACCTTTAGATTTTTTTAATCTGCGAGATGTAGATTTTATTAAAATTGATGCTGAGGGATATGAACCGTTTGTAGCAATGGGCGGAATAAAAACCATTGAACGTTGTAGGCCTATAATCTTATATGAATGTAAAGACCACCCAACACGTTATGGGTATCATGCTAATAGTATTAGAGAAATTTTAAGTCCATTAGGATATAGAATGATTAGAAAAATAGGCCGCGGCGAAAAAAATGCAGTAATAGGTTATCGACCCGGAATGGCACCAGATGTTTGAGTTACCGAGATTATATGGAAGTTTAACGCCAGCAAGTGAAAGCTGTGTTGTATTCTTTAGTTGTGATTACGATTATTTTGATCGACACGGATTTGCATTACAACAAAGTATTAATAGAACACTAGGTTGGATGCACGTACACTGTCATATTATAAATGAAGGAAACATGAATAAACTTGTGTTAGATGATTTACAATCCAAATATAAGTTTACGTATACATGGGAAGATGTCGATAATAAATTTTACACTAATCTAAAAAAGAATCATAAGCGCATGAAAGACGGCATTGATATTTTTAAGACTTCTGATTTAGATTATATTGCAAGAAGAACTTATCTTGCAAGTGTTAGATTTATGAGGTTAGATGAATTATTTCCTAATAAAACTCAACACGTTTTTCAAATTGACTGCGATAGTATTTTAAGAAACGGATTTCATCAATCAGCATTTATGAATCTTGCTTGTCACGTTGGCATTATGCCTAAACCAAAAGATACAAATGTGTTTATTGCAAGTGCGTTAACATTAGGAATCAATGACGACGGACAACTTTTTAGAAAATTGTTTAGCGATAACATGAAACAAGGGTTTGATGACGGATGTTATTGGTTTATTGATCAAGATATTCTCAGGCAGACTATCTCGCAATGGAATAACGAATTAAACAAACCTTATCATAGTATTCCATATAAGTGGAATGCTTGGGGTCTAAAAAAAGATGATATCTTTTCAACAGGTAAAGGCGGCAAGAAAAATGACAAACGTTATAAAGCGGCTCAACTACGTTGGTTACCAAATCATTGGAAAGTTAAAATTGAACAAGAATTACGAGAGTTAAATTATGGCAGTAAATGATGGATTTGTCATTTACTTGCCATCATATCCTATTAGTGTCAAGATGGCAAATAGGGCGATACAAACAGGTAGAGAACATGGATGGAATATTAGTCTCTACGAAGGTGTATTAGGTACTACTAATACACTCGAACAAAATAATCTATATCCAATCGAGCATAAGAAAGCAAAAAGACTATTAGCTCGTCCTGGCACACAAGGATGCTTTTTAAGCCAATATAATTTATGGAAAAAGTGTGTTAACATTAATACACCTATTTGTATTTTTGAGCACGATGTTGTATTTAAAAAGCCAATGGGAGAATATGAAGATTGTGATGTATATAAATTTGAAGGCTTTAACAAGGCAAAACCTATACCAGCAGGTAACTGGTTTGAAGGTGCTAGAGCATATCGCATTACGCCTACTGGGGCAAAAAAGATACTAGACTGGGTGCATACTAATGGAGTCATGCCAGCAGACTGGATGTTATGCGACGGTATTGTGGATATGCGCTTTGATAAGTATAGTAAAGTCACATATGAAACAAACGTAAGTTTTACAAAGGATCTATCATGAAGCGTATGATTTATCAGGTAGCAGTTGGTGCCCAAAGCAAACTATACTTGCATTGTATTGAAAGTGTAAGACAGTATTGTGCAAAATACAATATTGATCATGTAGTTCAAACACAACCTATTTTAAAAATTAGACCAGATATTGAACGGACCGGGCGCAGTAAAGAAGCTGTTGAACGCCTCGGGTATCTACCAATTTTTGAAAAAGAAAATGCATTTTCGCATCTATACAAATATGACCAAGTTGCAATTGTAGACAGCGACATTTATATCAGACCAACAGCACCAAATATTTTCGAAGAGCTAACAAGTGAATATGCCTTTGGCGCGGTTGCAGAACGTGAACTACCGTGTGCAAAAAAATACAAATCAAAAATTAAAAAATACAGCAAGTCTGCATTTGAACCATGTACAGATGTAGACTGGAAATGGAACGAACTAGGTGCTGAATTCTATAATATGGGATTAATGGTAATTAATTGTCAAAAGTTTCTTCCATATCTAAAAGATCAAACACCAAAGGAATTTTTAAGTAGACCCGAGTTTAAAGACTTTGTCGATGGAGTTGGCTATCGTAAATGGTCCACGGATCAAATGTTACTAAACTGGTGGGTTAAAAAAGAAAAAATTCCTACACTTAATATG